GTGGTGCATTACGTACTACAGTTTCTGAAGCATTGCCTGCAGGTACTAATGCTATTGGTAAATTGGCAGCAAATGATGGTGTAGACATTGGTGATGTTACTATCAATAACACATCAATTGCTGTAACAGGAACTTTCTGGCAAGCTACACAACCAGTAAGTGGATCAGTTGCAGCAGGTCTTATTACAAACGTACAATCAGCTACTTTGTTAGCATCACTTAATGCAGCTGTAGGTATTGCACTAACAGGTAACACTGGTGCTTCTTTTACTATCACTTCAGTATCTTCTCCAGTAGGTTTTTCTATAATCCCTGAAGTATCGTATGATGGCGCTACTACCTGGAAACAAACATTCTTTATTGATACTACTACTGGCGCAAATTCTAGTACTTTCACTGGAACACTTGCTGCTGGGGCATCTAGATCTTTTGTTATAGGTGCTGGAGCAACACACGTTCGAGCTAGAGTTAATACAACACCTACTAGCGGTAGTGTGACTGCATTAGTTGCAGCTACCAATACTCAAAACGCTGATGTGATGGTAGGTTCTGTAGGTCCAATAAATGGAACAACAGCTCCAAATATGGTAATGCAAGTTGGTTCGTATGATGGTACTAATTTACGTGCATTCTCAATAGACACCTCTGGTAGACAAATCATAGCTCAGCCAACAGCGTCGGCCCTTAATGCAACTGTTAGTCTTGCCGCTTCACAAACATTAGCGACTGTTACAACTGTTAGCACTCTAACTAACCAAGCTCAGATGGGTGGTCAAGCCATTTCTATGGGTACTGGTGTTCGCGATGCTGGTACACAGCGTGTTACTATTGCTACTAATGACTCAGTTCCTGTAACAGGAACTTTCTGGCAAACAACACAGCCTGTTAGTATTGCATCATTACCTGCTCTTGCAACTGGTAGTAATACAATTGGTGCAGTTAATATTGCAGCATCCCAAACATTAGCGACTGTTAGCACTCTAACTAATCAAGCCCAGATGGGTGGTCAAGCCATTTCTATGGGTACTGGAGTTCGTGATGCTGGTACACAGCGTGTTACTATTGCAACTAACGATTCAGTTCCAGTAACTGGAACTTTCTGGCAGACAACTCAACCGGTAAGTATAGCTGCTGCTGTACCTGTAACAGATAATTCTGGTTCATTGACTGTTGACGCACCAGTTGGGACTCCTGTTTTTGTAAGACTGTCAGATGGTACTAATGCTATTTCTACACTTGCAGTTTCAGGTCCGCTAACAGATACTCAATTAAGAGCGGCCGCAGTTCCAGTGTCTGGCACTGGTAGTTTTACAGTAGCTCAAGCAACTGCTGCTAACTTAAACGCCACAGTTAGTATTGCTGCAGCACAAACTCTTGCTACTGTGACAACAGTTGGTACAGTTTCAACTGTAACTAACTTAGCTCAAATGGGCGGTCAAGCAATTAACATGGGTACTGGCGTAAGAGCAACTGGTACTCAACGTGTTACTATCGCAACTGATGATGTTGTACAAACGGCAGCCCTACCTCAAGCTGCCGCAGCTTATTCACCACTTAACGCCACCACAACTGCTTATGCGGCTAGCTTGGTAGCTAAAGCCTCCGCCGGGACACTATACTGTATAACTGGATATAATTCCAGAACATCTACACAATTTATTCAAGTTCATAATACTACAGCATTACCAGCCAACACAGCTGTTCCTGTAATTATATTCATTGTTCCAGCATCAAGTAACTTTAGCTTAGACTTAACTCCATATGGTAGATTTTTCTCTACTGGCATTACAGTTACTAACTCTAGCACAGGTCCAACACTAACTCTTGGTTCTGCTGACTGTTGGTTTGATGTACAATATAGATAAGGATTAAAATATGCCATTAGTTATAACCCCACAAGGTGCTACAGGACCAACAGGTCCTGCAGGTCCTGCAGGTCCAACAGGACCAACAGGACCAACAGGTCCTGCAGGCCCTCAAGGTATACAAGGTATTGCAGGTCCAACAGGACCAACAGGTGCAGCATCTACTGTACCAGGTCCAACAGGTCCAACAGGGCCTGCAGGTCCTGCAGGCCCTCAAGGTATACAAGGTATTGCAGGTCCAACAGGACCAACAGGTGCAGCATCTACTGTACCAGGTCCAACAGGTCCAACAGGTCCTGCAGGACCAACAGGACCAACAGGACCAACTGTTTACCCTGCTGCCGGCGTTGCAATTTCTACAGGAAGTGCCTGGACTACATCGCTTACTGCTCCAGCAGGCACGCTTGTTGGAACCACTGATACACAGACACTAACTAACAAAACACTAACTAATCCAACGGTAACCAACTACACAGAGACTCAAAACACTGCCAACACGGGTTCATCTATTACGCTGGATTTAGCTGATGGTACTGTTGAAAACCTTACGCTGACGGCCACTACAACTATCACGATGCCTACCGCTGCCGCAGGAAAATCTTTTATTATCTATTTGAAAACAGGAACGGGAGGGTTCGCCGTTACATGGACAACTGTAAGGTGGCCCGGTAGCACAGCGCCAGTGATCACACCCACTGCATCTCGCATGGATATATATTCTTTCTTTAGTGATGGTATAAACTGGTATGGAACAACTGTTGGTCAAAACTACACACATTAAGGTATTAAATGTTTTCTGCTTCTAAAAGTGCTGCTGCCGTTTTAGCTCCGTCAGCAACTAACCCACCTTTTAACTATGTTACACTGCTATTGCAAGGTGATGGAACTAATGGTGCTCAAAACAACACGTTCGTGGATAGCAGCAGCAACAACTATACAATTTCTCGCACTGGCACAGCCACACAAGGCAGCTTTAGTCCTTATGGAACTTTGTGGAGTAACGATTTTAGTGGTTCTGGTCAGTATTTAAGCACAGCATCAAACGCTGCTTTTGCTTTTGGTACTGGTAGTTTCACTGTTGAGTATTGGATAAACGCAGTTTCTTGGAGTACTGCGCCAACAGTTTTTGATACTCGTGCAACAGGAACAGCAACAAATGGATATTCAGACTTTTTCAATACAACAGGTCAGTTTAATTTATATATAGGAAATTCAACTATATATACTTCCACTACGGCGATTCCTCTTAATACTTGGACACATATAGCAGTATCTCGTCAAGGTACTTCTTTGCGTGTTTTTATCAACGGTGTACAAAATGGGTCTACTGTCACAAACAGTACTAACATGACCAGCACAAATTCTTTGGTTGCTACAAACGTAGGTATTTCAGGAGGTGTAGGCTCAAACCAGTTTAATGGGTACATAAGCAATCTGCGAGTAGTTAAAGGCACTGCGGTTTACACCAGCAACTTTATACCATCTACAACACCCCTAACAGCAATCACCAATACATCCCTGCTGACCTGTCAAAGCAACCGATTCCGCGACGCTAGCAGCAACAATTTTGCGATTACTGTAACAGGTGCTCCTTCTGTTGAACGGTTTAGTCCTTTTAGTCCCGGGGCTGCGTACAGCACAAGTGCGATTGCGGGAAGTGGGTATTTTTCCCCAACGAGTTACCTTTCGCCAACTACGTCAAACATTGTTAATTTTGGCACAGGCGCTTTTACAGTAGAAATGTGGATGTATGCGAATTCGGGCAGCTATAACTTTTTTGACGGTCGCTCTACGTCTGGTCAAAATGCAATAACGCTTTTTCTTAATTCAGATAGTACTTTAAGTTTTTTAAACGCCAACGGTACTGTAAGAATATCCGGCACTGGCTTTAGATTTGGGGCATGGAACCACATAGCTGTTACCAGAACTGGAACTTCTACAAGACTTTTCCTCAACGGAACCCAGCTAGGGTCTACTTTTACTGACAGTTCCTCATATGTTTCTGGAACTAACCGACCTGCTATAGGTGCAGGAGGATTTAGTGTAGGATCTAGCCCCTATACTGGGTACTTAGCAGGACTTCAGGTTGTAAAAGGTACTGCTGTGTATACCGCTAACTTTACCCCCCCAACGACTCCACCCACAGCCATAACCAATACAGCCTTGTTGCTAAATTTTACAAATGCTGGTATTTTTGACAACGCCATGCTAAATGATTTGCAAACTGCGGGTAATGCTCAGGTTAATACTACTGTAGTTAAGTACGGCACAGGCTCAATGGCATTTGATGGGACGGGAGATTTCCTAAGTATGCCTAATACTCCAAACCTAAACTTTGGTACTGAGAATTTTACTATTGAGATGTGGATTAACTTTAACAGCAGTTTAGGCGGTACTTTTCCTAGAGTTATTACAAAAGGAAACTATCAAGCATCTGCAACGTGGTGGGGTATTTTGATTACAAGATCAACCGGGCTTATTAGCTTTAATACAGGGAACCCAGATGTGCCTACTACGATTGGCAACCTTGCTAACGGGGTTTGGACGCACATAGCTGTTACTCGATCTGGAACAACATTGCGAACATTTTTTAATGGAGTGTTAAATCAAACCGTGACGAATTCTGTTAATTATGAATCTACATTTGATGTAAGAGTCGGATCTGATCTTACTGGTGGAGAAAACTTTGCCGGGTACATAGACGGCCTACGCATCACCAAAGGAATTGCGGTGTACACTACTAATTTTACGCCGCCAACATTGGCATTTCCCAACAACTAAAGGACAACTATGCTAATTGCAAAAGTTGAAAACAACCAAGTACTAGATGTGGCTGATTACAGATCCATGTTTCCAGACACCAGTTTTGGCCCCAACGGTCCTGATGCTCAATTCTTGGCTGACAATGGGTGTCTTGGGGTTACTGTATGGAAACCCTACAACCAAGCTACGGAAAAACTTGTATCAGTCGCTCCGTACATTGAAGATAACCAAGTATTCACTATTCAGGTCGAACCTAAGACCCAAGAAGAAATTGATGCGGAGGCTTCTGCTATTGAAGCTACTCAAAAAGCTGCTAGGGCACGAGCATACGTCATAGAGTCCGATCCGCTGTTTTTTAAATCGCAGCGCGGTGAAGCAACACATCAAGAATGGTTAGATAAGGTATCTGAAATTAAAAATCGGTACACATCTTAAGTTAAGGCTATTAAATATAGTTCTTGAAATTCAACAAATAAAAATTAAAATATAATGCATTTACCACTATGGTACCTTGGCCAAATTCCTGAAAACGTGTGTGACACAGCTTTAGAAGAATTAACAAAAATAGACCCTCAACCGGCAAAAATGGGGGCAGACGGGGAGTATGCAGATACTCAAGTTCGTGACACTGTATTGCGTTTTGCTCCGCCAAATTACTGGTTTGGCGGCATTATGTATGAGCATGGATTAAACTCAAACATAAGTGCCGGCTGGGACTACAACATAACAGGCCATGAAAACGTACAGCTTGGATCTTATGGCCCAGCTGGTCACTATGATTGGCACACAGATACTTTTCCACTATCCGGTCAGCCCTTAGAGCGAAAAATAAGCGTTATCTGCCTGCTTAGCAATCCAGATGAATATACAGGTGGTGACTTACAAATTCGTCTTTACCAAGACTATACTGTTGACATGAAAAAAGGACAAGTAATTGCTTTTCCATCCATGTTATATCATCGAGTAATTCCAATTACCGGTGGCACACGAAATTCTGCAGTTATTTGGATGCATGGACCACGTATGCACTAAATTTAGGCAAACACCCAAGAGGACAAAATGTTTTGGATTTTTAAAATTTTTCCGGAATGGTTTTGGTGGCTTTTATTAATATCCGGTTTATCCGGCTATTTTTTATCCCAACTGCCACAATTAAAACCGTACCAACTGTTACTAAAAATTATTAGTACACTGGTGGTAGCTGCAACAATTTTTATTTTTGGGCTGCAATATGCAGACAACAGGTGGCAGCAGGCAGCAAAGGAGCTGCAGGCTAAGGTACAGGTAATGGAAGCAGAGTCAAAAACTGTTAATGCCGAAATTCAAACTCGTGTAATTACTCGCACTCAAGTTGTTAAGCAACGAGGTGAAGAAACAATCAAGTACATTGATCGAGAAGTAGTCAGAGTTGATGAACAATGCAAAATTCCACCAGAATTTGTAAAAGCACATAATCAGGCAGCCACTAAATGAAAACACTACTACTAGCATTAACTTTATTACTAGCTGGATGCACAACAGTTGTGCCAGTTACGCAAACTTGGCCGGAGCCGCCAGGCTTGCAAAGCATGCAAACATGCCCAGAATTGCAAAAGCTGGAAACAGATGCAAAACTCAGTGACGTTGCTCGTACCGTTACACTCAACTACTCCGAGTATTATGCTTGCCTGGTTAAATTAGAAGCTTGGCAAGAATGGTATCAAAAACAACAACTTATACACAAGGATTTAAAGTGACACAACTAACACTTCAACAATTGCAACAGCTAATTCCTAAGAATCCTTACGTTAAGCAATGGCACGGTGCGTTATCGCAGCTATTGCCAGACTACGAAATTAATACGCCACAACGTATTGCTGCTTTTATTGCACAGTGTGCACATGAGTCAGGAAACTTTACTGCATTACGTGAAAACTTAAACTACCGTTGGCAAACGCTGCGCAAAATTTTTCCAAAGTATTTTCCCACTGACGAATTTGCACAGCAGTACGCTTCAAAACCAAACAAACAACAAGCAATAGCTAACTTAGTATATGCTAATCGTATGGGTAATGGGCCTCCTGAGTCGGGCGATGGTTGGCGTTTTGCCGGCAAAGGCTTGATTCAACTAACTGGCAAAGACAATTACACTTGGTTTGCTGCAAGTCTTGGCATTAGTGTAGAAGAAGCTGCTGAATACTTGGAAACTTTTGAAGGTGCGGCACAGAGTGCCTGTTGGTTCTGGGAAACCAATAAGCTAAATACTTGGGCAGATAAAGGCGATATTGTAACATTAACCAAACGTATTAATGGCGGCACTATTGGCTTAGACGATCGTATCAAGCACTACAACCATGCACTACATGTACTAGGGGCATAATTTGCTACAACGTATAATTTTAGTACTTGCGTTGGTGTGTGGTATATCTGTACAAGCGCAAGATCTCAACAACACAGTAAACACAAACAGTACTGTTACTACTCGTAGTGATAGTACTGTTAAATCTCCACCTGCATCAGCTATTTCACCAACCATAAATACTGCTAACAGTGATTTGTGTGTGGTAGGTGTAGCCGGTGCTGTGCAGACTCAAATCTTGGGTATTAGTGCAGGCAGTACTGTAACAGACCTAAACTGCGAACGACTAAAGCTATCCAAAACATTATACGACATGGGCATGAAAGTAGCAGCTGTTTCAACACTTTGCCAAGATCGACGCGTGTTTGATGCCATGATGCAAGCCGGCACACCTTGTCCGTATGACGGAACAATCGGTGCAGAAGCAAAAGCTGCCTGGAAAGCCAACGAAGCTCAGCAACCTGGCTTAATCCAAAAAAATCGAGGAGTAAGCAATGAAACTAAAACACTATTTGGTGCTGGCGGCTTGTTGGCTTTGTTACTCCTACTCTTACTCTGAAACAGTAATTGGAACATCACAAAACGCTGCAAGCAGTGGATTAAATTGGGTAATGACCAATATTTTACCGCAAGCTGCAGGCTTAACTGTTGATGCAGTCCGATATAGTTATACAACTATAAAACTACCAAGTGACCCACTGTTAGTAACCGTTGAAAACGCACACGCAAAAACTTCAGGATATATTTTTCGAACGCAAGATGATTGGACCGGGTTACCGGGCAATACACTAGTTAAAACGGTACCTGTTGATAGCATACCAGGTACTTTGTGGGGGCCAGGAAAAATAACTACTACAGGAATAGGCAGTATACAAGATCCACAAGTAAACTACTTGTTTAGATACGATACTTGTTTTGGTACGACCAGTACTGACCCAACTTGTCCAAACTATCGTTCACCAACTCAATCTTTTAATTACACAGAACCAGAAGTCGAGCTTCAACAGTTTAAACTGTGGGAGCAAACAGAAGAAGAACGCGCTTACGCACAACGATTATTACAGCCAGAACAAACAAAAACAGCCCAAACACTTAAAAAGTCCAATACTAATTTATTAGCTAATCAAGCTTTAGCAGCAGCTTTATTTGCACAAAATAATTTACCAGATATAGTTTCTTATAGTCGTGCACTGCCTGGCGGTGTTTATCCAGAAACTTTAAAGCTAAAGGATGCGCGCTTGCCTGATAGCCGAAACAGCGCTAGAATTAGTTTTAGTCAAGAACGCCTGCATACCAGGATGGTTGACCAACAATATAACCGAGGAATTAAAAATGATTAAATATATACTACTAGCACTTGCATTTTGCACAAGTGTTCAAGCAGCAGAAGTACCTATTCGCGGAATGGTAACACCCAAATGCGTTATCAACACAGATACAGCCGGTGTGTACGGTAACCCAACACCCGGACTACTAAGCACTGATCGTACCGATGGGGGTATTACCCCAGTTATTCGCTATGACGTTGTAGAAGCAGGATTCTACAAAGCACTTATTACTGTTCCAAGTTCCTTTACTACTAGCCCTTCTTTAACAGATGCAGTTAACTGGACAGGTAGCGTTGCCGTAAGTAAAGTAACTAATCCTACTATGTCAGCATATACAACTAATAAACGAGTGTATAACAATACAACAGAGTTTGATCTAACCATTCCAGGAACAGTGTGGTTCAGCGCTACATCAAAAGCACAGTACGGTTTTAATAAGTCTTTTCCAGCTGGCGAGTATCGCGCAGTTGTTTTAGCAGAGTGCATTGCCTTATAAGCCAATGTTTCGGTTACTAATATTCGCATTGATGTGGGTGTGTACCAACGCATACTCACATCAATTTACTCCAACTTACATTAAGTTTGACCAGTCCTTTGTTGAAGGTGTTGCTCAAACAAAAATGGAACTATTTAATAAACGTCGTGAAGTAGAGTACTATGAAGTAGGGGTGTTTACCGAAAATTGGCAACCTGTTAGTTTTGCTTCCGAAAGTAAAGTAATACATATAAGATATCTTGAAACAAAAAAGATAAACGTATATGTAAAATTTCAAGACATTAAAAAAGTAGTATACATATGCACTGAGTCACGTCTTCGACGGGAAGATGTTAAAGATACAGTAATATCTTCAAAAATATGTTCTAAAGTTAAAAATGATTAGACTTATACTACTGGGTATATTAATCCTAGTTAATTCAACTATTGCTTATGCTAACCCTAACTCTTTAAATTTATCTTTACCGGGTTCAATGGGTAGCTTTCAAAGCGATAGTTTCCGTGCAGATGGTCTAGACTGTTCAATGGCAATAGGCTCCAGTACAAACGTAGAGTTTGGTGTTGTGGGGGTTATAAACACCAACCCAGTTATAAGCACTTCGCCAGCTACTCAAGGTCGAGATATTGGGGTATATGGCAGGATTACAATACCCATAGGTGCACCCAGAGAGCGCTTAGACTGTAACGAGCTTTATCAACTAGAGCTACGAAAAAAGCGTATTGAAGTACAGCGTTTAGAACGTGAACTACAAAATCTTAAAAATCTGCGCTTTGAAAATACACCTAAATAAGGAGCTGTTATGGCACAAGATTTAAACAAAAAAGTAGATGAACTAGAAGCTGCCGCAAAACAGTATGCAAGCAAAGATACGGTTATTAGTATCGGCGGTTACGAATTTACGCCAGCTAAACTAATGGTAGCTTTTACATTAGTAAGCTCAGTATTAGGAGGTCTTTACGGTGCTTTTGAAGTCTACAAAGATTATCAAACCATGAAAAAGAAGATCGCCAGTTACGAAGCTCCTGACTTGTCAGAGTTTGATAAGCGTCTAGCAGTTATCGAAGAAAACTCTTCAAAAACAACAGACTATACACGTGACATTAAAAACGACCTAAAAACCGATATTCGCAGAAACGAATCAGTAACAGAGCAAGTGGAGCGTAGTGTAAAGCAAGCTCAACGCGAAACTGAACAAGAAATGCGTCAAGCGCGCAAAGACGTTCGCGAAGACCTAGACAAAGCAAGAACAGAAGTCAATGCCATACGCAAAGAAATGGCTGACGCTCGCCGTGAAATATCTCGCGAAGTTGAAACACTTAAAAAAGAAGTTGACAACAAAATTCAAAAAGCCATTGATAATCCACTAGCAGGAAAATAATATGAACACAGATCTTAAGCTATTTAAATGGTTAGGAGTCTTAGTGCTACTACCAGTTACGCTAGCATTTTTTGGAGGCGACCGTTTTAGATATCCGTGCCAAAATCCAGAAAACTGGGAAACACCGCAGTGCAAAAGACCAATCTGTGATGTAACACGCACTTGCCCAGATCATGTATTTAAAGGTCAACGCGATCCACGTATTGACCCACAACCTACTAATACCCCCGCTATATCAACATCAACTACAGGAGTCACCTGTGCAAAGTAATCCATTTTTATATACTGATGAGCAATTAATGGCTCGTTTAAAATTCTTTATTGGAGTATGTTTAGCACTTACTCTAACCGGAATTGTATTTGTAGTTTTATACTCACTTATTTTTGTAACACAACCACTAAACGCTATTTCACCAATTGACCAAAAGTTTTTTGAGTTAATTGTGCCAATTGCTACATTTTTAACAGGTACTTTGTCAGGTATTATGTTAGCTGGTGGCAGCAAAGAAGAAGTAGATGCTAGTTTAGCATTAATGAAGCAAGCACAAGAAAATGCAGCTGCAGCAGCCAAGACTAGCTATGTACCAAGACAAGAACCAACGTTTAATCCAGGTTTATCTACTACTGCAGGATTTAATGGTACTGCCACAGCAGAAGTCCGAATGATTAACGGCAAGCCTGCCCCACAACAAGCCCCACAACCGGAGATTTAAATGAAACAACTAATTGTGTTAGCAACAGTTTTATGCTTATTGGCGCCACCAACAGTTTTTGCTGCCGCAGAAACCAAGCGTGTATGTGTTGAACAAACCGATCCAAAAACCAAAAAGCCAAAAGAAGTATGCAAAGACGTAAAAGTACATAAAAAGCTAGAAGGTACAAAAGTACCAGATAAAAAGGATAAGTAAATTTTTAGTTGACAGTATTTTCACGGGGTGGTATAATTAGTGCTTACCCCGGATTTTACAAACCAACAAGGAAGTACATGGCAAGAAATAGTGGTAAATCACATCGCACCTTTCCAGCAAAAAAGTCTACGCGCCCTTCACAAGAAGAAAAGTCTAGACTGCGTCAAAGTAAGCATGAAGGTTTTGACGAACCTCAGCCTCAACGTAACTATACCTTTAAAGAAGTTCAACCACTAAACTTTGTACAAGGCGAATATTTAGATGCAATTGAGAACAATGACGTTATATTTGGAATAGGCAGTGCAGGCACTGGTAAAACTTTTATTGCAGCTAACTATGCTGCCAGAGAACTATACTATAAACGTATAGACAAAGTTATCTTAACCAGACCAAACATTGAGACTGGACGCGGGCTTGGATTTTTACCAGGCACACTAGAAGAAAAGTACGCACCATACTTACTACCTTTTGACGCAATTTTTACAAAAGCACTTGGAAAAGGCTTTTATGAATACTGCTTAAAAACAAAAGACATTGACCCTACTCCGCTAGGATTTTTACGAGGCACTACCTTTGACAATTGCATTGTGTTAGTAGACGAGGCACAAAACTGCACTCGTGAAGAAATGAAAATGCTGCTATCACGTATTGGTAAAAATTGCAAAATGATTTTTTCAGGCGACACTGAACAGTCGGATATCCCGGATTCAGGGCTTGAAGATGCAGTTGAGCGTTTAGAAAACATCGAAGGTATCGAAGTGGTAGAATTCTTAGACGAAGATATTGTCCGATCAAAGATGTGTAAACAAATTATTATGGCTTATAGAAATTAATTATGGCAAAAACATACAAACCAACAACCGGCATGGCAACTGCCGCTAAACGTGCCTTGAAGTGGAAAGAAGAAGGTGAGCCAGGCGGTACGCTAGTTGGTTTGGCCAGAGCCAATCAACTAAAAGATCGTGAACCACTAAGTGAAAGCGTTGTGTTACGAATGTACAGTTTCTTTAGCCGTCATGAAGTAGATCGTCAAGCAACTGGCTTTCGCAGTGGCGAAGAAGGTTTCCCAAGCAAAGGTCGAGTAGCTTGGGATTTATGGGGCGGCGACGGTGGATTTTCTTGGAGCACAGCAAAGCGTAATCAAATTATGCGTGCACGTGAAGCAAAAGCCCTGCACTTGGTTGCAGTAACCAAGTCACAAATTCCACACACAATGCTAATGGCTGCTGCACAAACACTAGAAGACTATGCAAATGAAAACATCTCAGAAGAGCTAGATGCTTTTGGTCAGTTTATGTATCATGCACAACTGCTACGCAATAATCACTTAGATACTTACTTGCTAGACTTGCACTTAGTAGAGCAACCATATCGTGACATTTTAGTACTAGTATTCCATGAACTAGCACCAGAAGACATGATTGACTACGAAGATGTAGACGACGAAGACAGCACAGAAGACACACAATAAACAAAAGCCCCTAAGTATTGCTACTTAGGGGCTTTTTTACATTGACATGCTTGAATAAAGCATCCAACCATGTTTACGATGTGCATCAATACGTTCGCTTAAAAATGCGCTTAAACCGTGTTCACCATATTGTTCTGCTAGCGTATAAGCTGCTAATAGTTCGTTATGCGCTTTTCCGTTGTCAACGTATAACGTGCGCAACATTTCATTTTTTGGTAGCACTTCCAAAGTATCTGCAATCGCCGAGTGTTCTGATAACTGCGAAAAGCTAGCAGGCACCCAACAACGCATAGCGCGAACACGCTCAGCAAAATCATCAAGTTCATCATCTACCTCGTCGTATATTTTACCAAATAGTTCATGGTACTGCATAAAGTCAGGCCCTGTTACGTTCCAGTGAAAGTTCTCAGACTTTACCAAAAACGCATAAGTTGTTGCAAAGGCACGCTTAAGTGCCATTTTTAAATCTTCCATTTTATTCCTTTAGATTGTCCACCAGTTGTTATTATTGTAAATTACATTAACCGACTCATAGGGAGTTGTTAAGGTAATTGCAGTAACCCCGTTTATTAATGCTGGCGATTCTGGTTGTACTGTTAGTTTTCTATTACCCACAGGTGCACCAAATTCTAGTTTGATTATATACTTGGTGCCGGCAGCCACCGAGCCAGGTAATGTAACCGTTGCCTTTTCTTTTAGCTGTGCACCAATATAGCAGTCGGTCTCAGTTGCCAAATAGTCTTCGGTAATTGTTGCGGTAGCACAACTGCAACTGCCACTTGGTCCAGGCGGTCCGGGGTTGCCTTGTGGTCCAGGCGGTCCCACTACACGGCCTGCATTAATTATATTACCATCAGTTAGTAGTAAAAGTAGGTCGCCTGGGTTATCAGTTATTTCGGCCCCTGCAACTCCTACACCTGCTTCGCCTTGGGGTCCAGGCGGCCCTTCTGGGCCTGGTGTACCTGCGCCGCCGTTTACCACACTGTTTATAAACAAGTCACGATCATCAATTATTGGAGGTAGTGGTAAATATCCTGGTAAAGGCCAACCAAAAGGCATCGTTTGATATTGCATACTAGTTCCTTAACAAAAAAGCCCCCACGACTTGTGGTCTTGGGGGCTTTAACCTAATTAACGAATGTTAGTATTAGTGTTTGCTGGGTTAGCAGTTTGTGTGCCGCTT